TAACCGCCGAAGATCTCGCAGCCTCCGAGTCTTCAGGCGTCGTCGAGGTGGAGGAAGAAGATGACGATGAAGAAGAACTTGTAGAGACTAACTAAAACATATGCCCCTAAAAAAAGCAACACACATAACACGCAGTAACTATTATCTCACGCTCGAAGAGAAACTAAAGATTCGAGACTACATCCACGCGCATCCCGGCATGCCTTATCAAAAGATCGGCGATCACTTTGGGATCTCGCGGGGCACAGTATCAAACATCAACCGCATTCCTTATCATAAGGAACACTACGAGAAGATGATCTTTCAGTTGACGAATCATAATAACATTATCTCTGCAAACATGGCGGCAATGGGTAGACAAATCATATTGCTAAAAAGAAAGCTACAAGAATATGAGCAAGTTCCACCAGCGCGGTGAGCAATACGTTAGTAAATACAAACTAGGCTCGCTCGACGAGGAGTATCTTAACAGAGAAGAGATGGCCGCTGCACGCAAAGCGATCATGAAGTATAAGCTTAAAGATCCCGGGCCGTCTTTGTATAGAAAGAAACCTAAGAATAAAAAGAAAAAATGAACATCCACGCAAACGTCCTTAACACCGCAGCCGCCGACAGCTTCCTCGATAACATCCGCAAGGATGTCCTCAAGATCACAGGCGATGCGCTGAAAGATAGCAGTATCCACAACGTCGCATCATGCTATGCCACGCAAGACCCAGCGACCAAGAGAATGCTCACGGCCGCAATAACCTACGCCGAAGAGAGCCTTCAGAAATACAACGTCTTGATCGAAGGCCCGTCGGGCACGGGTAAGGAGTTAGTTGCAAAGATACTTGCCCACAAACGCAAGCCTCTCAAGGCTATGAACATGGCCGGTCTCACGGATACACTCTTTCAAAGCGAGCTCTTTGGCTACATGCCCGGCGCTTTTACCGGCGCTAAGTCTCGCGGCGACGTAGGCTTTCTCCGTGCAGTCGGCAAGGGCACTGCTTTCCTCGACGAGATAGGCGAGTTGCCATTGGCGCATCAAGCAAAGTTGCTTCGTGTGTTGCAGGATAAAACCGTATTGCCCGTCGGGGCCGTTGATCCAGTCCCGATTCAATGTCGCTTTGTCTTTGCGACAAACAGAGATCTTCTCAAGATGGTAAAGGAAGGATCTTTCCGAGAGGATCTTTACTTCCGAATCAATGAACTCGGACTGAAGACTTTCTCTCTACAACAAAGAGGTGTGCAGGAAATAAGATGTGTAGCTTCGGCGATTATCACAGAAGAAAACTGGACACCTCTCGGCGAAAGGGAACACTTCGGCGACGAGACATTCACGTTTGGGAATGTTCGAGCTTTAAGAAATCTTCTCCTAAAGAGAGAGCTTGGTGAACTAGAACTACCTGAATATGAAACCTTTAACAAACTTGACTAAAGAAAAGAGACCCGTCGCTAAGATGTTTGTCGTTAGCGATGAGACACATCGTAAGCTGAAGGAGTATGCAGTTAAGAAAGGATACAAACTGCAGTACGTTGCGGACGAAGCAATTGCAGAATATCTAAAGAGACAGGAGGCAAAATGAACATCGAAGAAACCAAAGAAGCCATCCGCATCATGCAGGCATTTGTGGATGGTAAGGAAGTGGAACATTGGTATTACGAAATGTGGGTAAAGATCCATGTACCGAGGTGGGACTGGGGTAACACAGAATACCGCATCAAACCCACCCCTGTCCTCCGCCCGTGGACTGCGGATGAGGTGCCGCTGGGTGCGTGGATGAGGAAGAAGCAGGATGTATCACACCGATGGGTGTTAATTGACACAGGGGATGGACTTTGGCGACAAGCTTGGTTTGAAGACAGCGAACACTCCACCGACGGCGGTAAAACGTGGAAGGAGTGCGGGGTGATGGAGGAGTGCAAATGAGCGATACACCGAGGACGGATGCTGCTTTTCGATCTGCCATTCGTGAAGCCAATGATTCTGCGGAACCATTGAACGAAATGATCGGATTTTCAATGAAACTCGAACGCCAACTCAATGCGGCCAATGAGCGCATCAAGCGGCTGGAGGAGGCGGGGGATGAAGCAATCTACCCCTTTGAATATGCGGCCCGAGTGAGAATTTGGACAGAAGCCAAGGAGGCAAAGCCGTGAGCGACGCCGACGACGCAGCCGCAGCAGCATGGGATGATTATTTTTGTGACAACTTAGAAACAGAGATTAAAGAACTACAAGATAAGATCAAGAATCTTATAGAAGCAGGCAACGAACTCCGTGATTGTGCATCTCGCATAGGAACAGTTGCTTCTGGTGAAGCAAGTGTTATCAGACGCACGCAAGAAGCAATAGAAGAATGGAACAACAAAACAAAATGAACATATTCAATCCCTCAAATCAACAACCACAGCACGACCCAGCCGCTCTGCTCAAACAAGCAGACAGCATTCTTAACAAGACAGAGCGCAAGCAAGGCTGGCCTTACTACGACATCAAGCATGCTGTGCAGTTTGCTCAGTTGGTGATTAAGCTTTCTAAGATCCCTTCGAAGAAAGCCACCATCAATTCCCTAACCCTCAGACAACAACCTCAAACCATACGCGCTCGCCTCTCACAAGGCAAAGCATTCATCAACGACAAAGGCGTCGGGGTTCTTCAAGGCACAATCGACCCTGATGATATTCCTATCGTCGATGAGCTAAAAGAAAAAGTCCAGATCTCCGTGCGCAAAGTCAACCTCATCATCGAACTCGTCGAGCCTGTGGATAATATCCTCGACGCCATGACGCCCTTGCTCGGTGGCACGGACGAAGATCCTACAACCTTCAACGAAGAAGTCTTCCGCGAAGAGATCATCTCATTCGTCAATAGCGGCGAAGTGGGAAGTCAAGCAAGCTGGCAGAATTACACAAGCAGCGCAGAGAAATTCGCCCGGCAGCTTGCGATGCAAGACAACACAATCATCATCGAGACAACTCCCAACGAACTCATCGCGATGAAGATGAGTGAGGAGATGTTGAAAGGTCTGGAGTGATAAATAAAACACAACCACAAAATGCAAATCTTCCTCCCATATCCCGACATCGAACAAAGCGCTCGCGTGCTCGACACCCAGCGCCTCATGAAGCAGCGCGTTGAGAGCTATCAGATCCTCAACACCCTGCAAGGTAAGTCAAAAGGCTGGGCTAGTCATCCCGCCGTACGCATGGTCAAAGACTATCAAGCGTGGCTCTGTCTATACTCCATCAAGATCTGCCAAGAAGCCCGCCGCCGGGGCTATGTTGATAACCTTCTTCCTCATTTCGAGAAAGAGATTCTCACTTATCCTTACATCATCCAGCCTCATTGGCTTGGCTCTTATCTACACAAGACACATCAGAGTAATCTGATCCGCAAGAAAGCAGACTACTACAGACCACACTTTCCAAATGTCCCCGATAACCTGCCATACTTCTGGCCACCGCTATGAAATCTCTTATGCTCTCTATAGTATTTTTCACAGCAGAAACAACACTCATCGCCCTGCAGCAAGACTTCGACGCGAAGCTTCGGGCCATCAGTCAGATCGAATCTAACGACAACGACAAAGCAAAAGGCCGCAATGGTGAACTCTCAAGATATCAACTCAAGCGCGCAGTCTGGCGCCAGCATTTCCCTTCTGAAAAAGATAGCCGCCATATTCCAACCGAAGCGCGGCGCTGTGCTAAGGCGCATCTATGCTGGCTTGAACTCAGACTTTGCCTCGCCCAGCGAAAGAACACTCCAGATCCAAGGGATGTTTACGCCGCATGGAATATCGGACTTGAAGCTTTCGCCCGGCGAGATTACGACTTTGATAGACTCCCCGCTAACATCAGAAAAAGATCGGAAAGATTTAATAACTTATACGCAGAGTTCAGAAATAATCAATGATATGAGTGCCACACCAAACAACGAAGGAGTTACATATGCAACCGCCAGAGAAGAAGCTAATCCTCCAAGAGAGTATTACTTCTATTGCTACAAATACAGCATGAATGGCACATGGTTCTCGACCATGCTCTACGACAGCCCGGCAAAAGCAGCGGAAAGCATGACGGATAAATCAATCATCCGAACAAAACTCTGCTGTGTTGTTCTATGACTTATGAGTAACTCCTCTCTTAATGAGCTTGACCTCTTACTGGGCCTCCCTAAACCCGTCGAAGAGATGACAGACAAAGAGCTTGAGAAGTTCCTGCTCAAGCACTTCCCTCACACGCGCCCAACCGGCACCGATCTCGCTTCCCTCCTAAACGACCCTCTGCTAAAAGGCATAGACGTTCAAGCCATCATCAATCAAACTCAAAACTTCAAGCTGAAGAAGTGAAAGTTTCAAAGAAAAAACGCCCCGGTAATAATGCATGCAAGCCAGTCATCTGTCTTGAGACCGGCAAAGAATATCCTTCTGCCAAAGCCGCAGCCTTATCTCTCAAAGTAAATCCAGCCGCAGTGTCTCAGCAAATCTATCGCGGCCAGAAATGCCGGGGCTTTACTTTCAAATATAAAAAATAATTTTGAGCTACTCAGTGCGTTCTGCAAGCTGTTCTTGCAGCAGGGTTTATAGGTTTCCCCTGGGACGGCGCGCTGGGTAGCTCTTTCTTTCTCTTTCTTTTCTTTCTTTTCTTTCTTTTCCCTAAATAATATAATGAAAATAACATACAAAGACTTGCCCCATGAAGGCATTCCATCCGTTATCCCAATCAACGCAAGCGGCCTAAAGATCTCAGCCTGTCCGCGGCGCTGGTTCTTTACAGTCTTCCTCGGCCTTAAACCTCAAGAGGACATCACTGCTCTCACGGTGGGCAAGATTATTCACAAGTTCGCAGAGAACGTAGCCTTTGACCGGAGCGGAGAGAAGTGGCAAGACGCATGTCTCGAAGCCTTCAAAGCCGCGAAGGAAAAGAACCTTCCCACTAAAGATCAAGATCAGATTCGGAAGGCTCTCACGGCCGCGCCTTTGTCTTCTCTCCCAATGCCCTTGAAGTTTGGCGATAATCGCGGGGCTGAGTTTCATTTCAACATCCCAGTCGTCGACCGCCCGGGCTTCGCTTATGTGGGCACCGTTGACGTTCTCTCTGCCACGCCCGCCGGGATCGTGCAGATTACAGACTATAAGACAACACGCAAGTATGCATTCAAAGACGCAGTCGCGGGCTACGAAGGCGACACGCAGTTCTCTTTCTACTACTACATCTTCCAGAAGTTCGCTTATGAGATCTTCAAAGACGACATCAACTATGCAAACTCTGCATGGTATCGTCGCATGGTCATAAGGACTCTCATTGTCCAGATCTCTCTTCCTTCTCCAGCATGGCGCCTTGGTCCAGACTGGAGCTTCACTGAGGAACAGCTCGCGGAGTTCGGCGTCGAGGTGCAAGACAAGATCGACACTTTCGCCGACCATATCAACGAAGCCTTGGCCCACGATAAGCTCCCGCCGCCTAGTGGCAAAGCGTGCAATGCCTGCCCGAGCTGCCCCTTCAAGCGAATCTGCTTCGCGCAGAACGCTGTGCAGCTTGAACTCTTTTTGTCGGAGTGCTCAATAACTAAGTACGAGCCTTTGACTTGGTAAAAATAAAACATATGGCAATAGAAATACTACAGCCTCAAATGCCTCAAGCAAAACTCCAATGGCCCAAGACCCTCATCGCACTCGTTGGCCCGAGTGGCTCAGGCAAGTCTACGTCCTTCCGCAACGTCGATCCCGCACGCACCGTTATCTTCGACGCCGAGCGAAAGGGTATGCCGTTTCGTGTGCGCGACGAGAAGCTCGTTGTGCCAATCGACAGCTACGATAAGCTGACTGTCGAGTTGAATAAGGTAAAGAAAGACGCCACGAAAGATCTCGTTGTCATTGACTCAATCACCGCAGCCATTGATCAGTTGCAAGTTAAGTGCGAACAAATCTACAAGGGCTTCGATATCTGGAAGAACTACAACGACGGCATCCAGACTTTATGCACTAACCTAAAGTCTTTAGATAAAACCGTTATCATCACCGGCCTTGAGGAGATCGTCCCGATTCAAGGTCTCGACGGCAATATGACTACGCGCCGCCGCTTGTATGTCCAAGGTAAAGAATGGGCAAACAAAGGCATCGAGTCTGAGTGTCTCGCCGTGTGGTCTGTGTATGCGAAGAAAGAGAAAGGATCTGATACGATCCAATACTTCTTCGCCACGCAGACCGACGGCGTCACGACCGCGAAGACTCCTATCTTCTGGGGCTTGCCTAATCCCATGGAGAATTGTGTTGTGAAGGCATTGAATAAGATTGCAGTTGAACTTGCTAAACCTTAAAGATTTGGCCCACAGAAAGCTCCTCCCCATTTGTCGGTGCTAGTAAACAAAACAAAAAACAAAACAAAACATGAAAAAAGGTACTGAAGTCAAGATCGGATTCATCCCCGCAAACGTCTATAAGGTTCTGGTCCACAAGACCGAGACTCGACAGAGCGCAAAGGGTTTCAAGATGGTTGTCTGTGAGTGCGAGATCATTGCGCCCGAGACCACTGTGGCCGCTGGCGTGACCTATAAGACGCTGGGCGCAAAGGGCAACATGTACATCATGCTGGAGAACAAGAACGGCGTTGACTCTGCGCTGGAGATTCTTGCCGGTGCGCTGCAGACTGTCGGCCTGTATGACGGATTGCCCGACGACTATTCCGACTTGGATGTGGCCGACGCGTTGAAGTCTCTCGAAGGTCAGGCTTTCAACATGCTCGTCCAGTCGCAGCCTGAGTATGTCACCGACGACCCGTCGAACTCCCGCGATCTCAAGTTCGCCAAGCGCGACGAGAACGGCGAGGCTATCGTCAAGCGATACAACAGCCAGTTTGACTTCTCTCAAGTCAAAGGCCCCGCGTCGCCCTTGGCCGCCTTTTAAGTCTCAGCGATAGAGTGGTTGCTATCACAGAGACACGCGCCTCTTAGAAAGACTGCGAGACTTTCTAAGAGGTTTCTTTCCTCAGACATATCCCCATCGCACCGCTGGCAGACCGGAAATAGTCTGCCTTTTCTTTTCTCTTTAATTAACCATCAACATGATAGCCCTCGTTCTCCATGGACCTTCGCGATTTGATAAAGAAAACAACGGTATCCTTCTCGGACCCGCCGGAGATTTTGTTCGTTCTGTGTTGGCTAATTATAATATTGACTTGGATAATCCATCTGATCTTTTTATAACATTCGCAGATGATTTTTTCAAAGGAGCCAATAAGCCAAGCGGCATCAAGAAGATAATCTTCGCCGGGGCCAAAGCCTTAGATTATCTTCCAGCCGCCAAAGATAAAAGCCTCGATGCTTTTCGCGGCGTAGTATATCTCTCTCCAAACAAAACCCAATACATAGTAACCTACTGGCCCCAAGATTGTGTGGACGCGTGGGCCATGGAAGATTCTTTGGAAGATTCCTTAGAAGGCGAAGACATCCTCGACAAAGACGACGGCAAGAGCACAAGCCCCACGAAGCGCAGTAACTACTCTTTCTGGTTCGCACAAGACATCAAGAAACTCCTAACTTATGACCCCGAAAAAGTTCAACCTGAACCCCAAACCGTCATCTGTCAACGCGCCGCCGAATGCACAAGTGTCTTCGACTTCGAAGGTCCAATCTTCTTTGACATTGAGACTCACCCCAAGACCAACACACTCACCTGCTTGGCCATTGCGTGTGGCGAGAGTCCTGTCTATTCTGTTCCTGTGTATGATTGGGGTGGCAATCTTAATGTCGGTGTGGTTTTCTTTGCTCGCTTCATTAGAGAACTAAAGAAACGCCGCGTCGTAATCCACAACGCCCTCTTCGACCTATGCTTCCTCGCCGCCTTCTACAAGATCCCTTTCGGCCATGACATCTATGACACCATGGTCGCAGGCCATCGAATCTTTCCGGAGGCTGAGAAGTCTCTGGCCCATCAAGCCACTCTTTACAGCAACAGACCATTCCATAAAGATGAAGCAGGAAACTTTGATCCTCGCAATCGAGCACAATTTGAGCAGCTCCGCGCTTACAATGTTAAAGACGTTATTGTCCTCAGAGAGATTTACTATGGTCAGATTAACCTCATCCGAAACGACGCTGGACTTCAAGACTCTGTCGATCAAGCCAGTCGATCCCTCGCAGACTACGCCTTCATGTCCCTCCACGGAATGCACTTCGATCCTGTCAAGCGCGGATACATCGTACGACGCTGCGAAGAACGCTATAAGCAGTTAAATAGAATCCTCAAAATCCTCGTCGGCTTCGACCTTAATCCCGGCAGCCCGGATCAAGTAGTGAAGTATCTGCATCAGCAGTTAAGATACAAGCCCGAGAAGACAACAGACAAAGGCGCGCCGAGTGTCGCCGGGGATGCACTCTATAAAATAAAACTCAAGCATCCGAAGAACGTCGCTATTGATGTGATCTTCGAGATGCGTCGTATGGTAAAGCTGAAAGGTATGTTAGGATTTCAACAGTGGATTTGGGAATATTAAGTTTATGACAAAAGATACAAAAGAAAAAGACCCACAAATCGCCGCATCCTTTATGCGCGCCGGGATTTATGACGCCTCGAAGTTCGGCCACGTGGTCTCGATGCCCAAGCTGAATGGCCTGAGGTGCATGTACATTCCCGGCCGCGGCTTCTTCTCGCGAGATGGCAAGCGGTGGAATGATGCTGTGCTGAATCATATCATTCCGCCCACGACAGACTATATACTCGACGGCGAGTTGTATTGTCACGGGATGAGTCTGCAGAAGATCAATGCTGCTGTTGGTGTCAACAGAATCGAAGCTGGCCCGGATGCAGAGCGCATAAAGTTCTTTGCCTTTGATCTCGTAGAGCCTAAGTTCAATGCGCTCACACGGATGCTCCTTCTTGAGAAGATCGTCAATGACCATCGCGAAGAGATTGAAATGGTGACGATGGTCGAGTGGGAGATCTGCAAGACCCGCATTGAACTCGATGATTGTTATAAAGCCTACGTTGACCAAAACTACGAAGGCCAAATGCTCAAGAGCGTCTTCGGTTCGTATATGCCTCAAGGCACAAAGGAACGCTCGACGATGAATCTCCAGAAGCGCAAAGCCTTCCTCGATGCAGAGTTCTTCTGTGTCGATCGCGTCGTCTCGGACGAAGGCAAGTGCAAAGGCAAACTAGGTGCGCTCAAATTCGTCACTTCTAAAGGCGTAAGCTTTGAAGTCGGGACGGGCTTTACCGACGAGGAAAGGGAAGAATACATCCAACCTGATTATGACTTCCGAAAGAAAGCAACAATCAAATATCTCAACCTCACCGACGACGGTCGCCCGTTCAATGCGTCGTTTGTCGGATGGCGCGATGACGTTTAATCTCCCAAAAATATGTTCACCAAAAACCTACCCAAGCATCTCTACCTAAACGTAGACACGGCTTTCACACATAAACATAAGCAAGGCTACATGCCCGCGATATGGTTCGCCATAACCTCAACGCCCGGCCGCGCATGGGGCTGTCATGTCTTGCTGGAGAACGGCGCAATCTATCGCAACCTTCCGCTCCATGCGCTATACTTTGGTTCTGATATACGCCCCAGCGAATGGCCGCTTAAACAATCTCAACGCTGGGATTGCTACGGTTGGAACTTCGAAACCATTGAGTACACTTATCTGCGAGGTCAGCGTTGTATGGCTAATTGCGATGGTGACTATTATCCCGGCGACTATCTCTTCACCGCCGCGCCCTTCGACGATGGCTTCAGTGACGATCCCGAGCAGAACAAAGAGTTCCTCTTTATCAAGCTTGACAACGGTCGCATCACGGCCCAGCCCACGAACAAAGTCATGATCTTCGACGATAGCTTTCACAAAAACACTGAGTGGCCCACGGGCTTGAAAGTATCTAAACGAATTTATTCTTGCGAATAGATATGCCCACCCCACACATCCACTGTCTGACCTCACTTAAGGTCGCCGGGACAGGAAGCTTTCGCCTAGCAAGCGGACAATTCCTCGGCGACTACGGAGCTAACCTGCAGAATCCAGACAAGGAAGCTCTCGATATCTACATAGCTCCTCCAAACCACACATTCGTACAGTGCGACCAAAGCGGCGCCGAGGCTCTTATCGTCGCCAATCTTACACGACCGGGGCGCTACAGAGAACTCTTCAACGTGGGCATCAAACCCCATACCTTCATCGCGCTTCATATCTTCTGCGAGCAGATGCAGAACGAATGGCCTCTCGCGGGGAAGTCGCCGAGTTATTGGAAAAGCTTAAGTCCGACAGAACTAAAGAAAGATCCCGATTGGAAACCTCTCGATAAAGCAATCAAATCCTCCGACAAGGAATACAAGATCGGCAAGATGGTCTGCCACGCTTCCTCCTACAGAATGCGTGAGCGGACCTTTCAGCTTCAAACCCTCAAGCAGAGTCATGGCACTCTTACCCTCAGTCTCCAAGAATGCAAAGTCTTCCTTGGCTTCTTCGCATCACTGTTCCCCGAAATCATAGAATGGCAAGATGAAATTGAATTTCAGATTAGAACTAACCGTCAGCTCCGTAATCTGTTTGGATATCCACGCAGGTTCGAGCGTACTATTACTGACTCTTATATCAGGGAAGGCATCTCGTGGGTTCCTCAGTCCACCGTGGGCTGTATCACACACATCGCAGTCAACCGCTACAACAGAGAGCGACCGCTCAAAACACTACCGGCGATTAACAATAAACATGACTCTTTTCTGGCGCTGGTTCCAGATGGGATTGTCAACGACACGGCGAAGCTCATGCAAGAATGCCTTGCGATCTCACTTACCGGCCGAGACGGAGTGAACTTCACTATGAAGTCTGAGGCCCAAGCCGGAAAGAATTGGGGTAAGTATTCAAAAGAGAATCCCAACGGCATGAGAGACCTCGCTTAAACTCGGCCCAAGAAAAGCTCCCTCCGCTTTATGCGTCAGACGAACGACCGAATAACCCAGATCACGAATGCGATCCGGGAGAAGATCAAAGAGTGGCCGCCTAACCTGCCGCCGCCCTCGGTCGTTATTGTACATGAGACTCATCTTCCCAGCGAGTTCGATCCGAACCTTGAGAAGCTAGAAGGTTTCGACGTAATCACCACACTACAAATCCGCAAGAACTCTGTAAGACTCGCATACTTGCATGAGCCTATATGAAGACTGGTGCTTGTACACAAAAGACGTACAAAGCCCGCAGCCGTTTGTTGACGCTGCGTTTTATTTCATGATCGGCGCTGCCCTTCAAAGGCGCGTCTGGTTCGGTGACTTAGACTTCCACGCAGTATTTCCGAATCAATACATCGCTTTCATCGGACCCGCTTCGGCGGGTAAATCTCTCATTACGAGTCCGATGAAAGAGCTCCTCGAAATCCCCGCCGAGATCAAGACTCCGGAGAATGATCTCGCTGCCGAACTCCTTGGCGAAGATGCTTCAGACAACCGCAAAGGCGCACGTCAGCCTCTTATCTATATCGCTCCGAACAGCACGACGTTCGAGCAATTCACGCAAGAGACTTCTCGCGTTGCGTATTTACACAGATATGTTGATGAACAGAACCGCCGCAAAGCCTATCATCACAGCTCCCTCGTATTCATCCTCGACGAACTAACCTCTATCTTTAAGAAAAATGCCGAACAACTTTCAGACTTTCTTCTCGAAGCTTATAATGGTGGAAGAAAGTACGTCCGAAAGCTTAAACACAGCGACACAGACTTTTGTACGAATATGTGCATTAGCCTGTTGGGAAACACAACCCTCGGTAAGTTTCAAAGCCTACAGAATCAAGATATTCTCTCGGACGGTTTTATGGCTCGAACGATCATCGTATATGGAGTCGAAAAGCGTTTCCATTTGTATTCCATTCCCCCTCTTTCCGAAGAACAAAAGGCGGCTAAGGTGCGCCTACAATCTTACATTCGGGAACTTTCAAAGCTCTATGGCCCTTTGGTTCTAAACGACGAAGCTAAAGAATACATCCACCATCACTTCGAACTTCATCCTAATCTCGTCCACACAAACAAGCATCCAATGCTAGACGAGTACTATGGCCGCAAGAATCTTCATCATCAGAAGATCCTCTTTGCCGTACACTTCGCCCGGACGTTGGACATGACCGTCACGAGAGAAGACGCAGAGAAAGCCACAGCCCATCTTGCCAATCTCGAAAAAGATATGCACATCCCATTCGTCGGCATGGGCCGCAACGAAAGCGCAAAGATCACAGAAGACATCTGGCGCTTTATCAAAACCTCACATAGATCTACAAAGAAATCTATCTTCGTTCGTTTCTATCAATCCCTTAAAACACCCGATGAACTCACTAGAGTCCTCGATGACCTCACCACAATGGATAGAATCTGCCGTGTCAAAGAAAACAACATTGAATACTATGCTGCAAAATAATAATACAGAAGAGATCCTGCGTCAAGCAATGATGAACGTAGGAATTGGTATCATCCCAACCACCAACCAACAAGCCAACAGGCCAGAAAAAACCAACGCTGAACGCCGCGCAGAGTTTCTTGAGACTGTAAGAAACTTCGTCTGCAAAGACCGCAACGTGACCCATGGCGACGCTGAGGATAACTTCCGCGTTATCTCACAGCTTTGGAATGTCTATTTGCACAATAGCAAATGTGAGCCAGCCTCACAAGACCTCAACTCCGTCGACGTTGCCATCATGATGTGCCTCTTCAAAACAGCACGCTTGATGGCCAATCCCAAGAACATGGAGAACTGGCACGATCTCGCGGGCTATGCAGCCTGTGGCGGCGGAATAGTAATGAAGAGATTAGAAGAAGAGAAACAAAAGTAATAAAAAGAAAACCCGCTCTGCTTATCACAGGGCGGGTTTTTTATTTATCTAATTTTATCTCAGACCACTCATTCCTTCTATCAAACTCTTCCGATACTTGTTTTCTTGTTCTCTCGTTAGATATCGCCTCATCGTCTCAGCCCCAGCGCCTTCCTCGGCGCCTTCGACAAAGCTCAGATATCTCGCCGCTTTCATCGGCTGCCTTTCCAACGAAGGCATGATCTGATTCTGACTTGTCTTATACTTCCTAATCCGGCTCGCATAATCTTCTGGCGTCGTTGCTTCTTCCCTCGCCCTCGACACCAAAGAGAATGCCTCTTCGCTGGTCTGTGGGGTGATCTCGCCCCGCTCAAATTCCCTTTCAGCTAAGTTCCCATAGTTCACAGAGAACGCTCCTGACTGCGTAGGTGCGCCCGTCAACTCATCAAACAACCTACGCTTACGCCGATCATCATAGCGCAGATTCTCATCCTCATCCAACCAATTCTGCCCCACACGCGCAACCTGAACGTGTGACTTCGCCACATCCAGCATCATCTGACGCAGCACAAGACCAAAGTCTTCGCCATCGTCAATCGCTTTCAACGCAGCCGCAATCTTCTTACTCGTGTCAAACACAGCATTCGCGACCGGCGCCGTCGCCATACCCTGAGCAGTACCTCCAACCGCCGCAGTCGTAACCATCTTAGCCAGATCGCCAGCAATACCAAACGTGCCGACATTCTGCACCATGTTAAGAAGCTTCACACTCAGTTGCTTCATTCCCTCAGCGCCAAGCTCACCCTGATTCTGCTGCATCCAACTCTCAAGCTCGTTCCAATTCACGTCACGGCCCTCGCGGTTATTCATCCACTCGCGAATCTGTTCAACAGCCGCGCCGCCCATCACGCCGATAAGTAGATGTCCAAGCAAAGGCTTGACATTGCCCTGCAACGCAGGTTCAATAGCAAACTTCATGAAGCTATTGTATTGTCCCGCACTCCACTTGCTCCATGTCAAATAAGGCGCAGCGCCACTCTCAAGCATCCACGCGGGAAGCTGTGTCATGTCATAAGAACCTTGCATCAACTGCCCAAACTGCCCAGCAAGGTCTGCATCTGAACGAGTGCGCCAGTCAGGGCTAAGTGTGTCAAGCATACGCATAGCTTCTTTGTCGCCCGTGGCCGCTTTGCGCTTGTTGATCTGCACAAGAACTTCACCCCAACCCTGCGCTATCGTTCGAGCACCCTGTTCAAGCGCATTCAAGCCCGTATACTTAGAGACAGTCTCAGCGAACTTGTTCATGTAACCAGAGGCATCTCCAATTACGCCCGCAACCTGACGCATGTTCTGCGCGCCATCGCGTTTATTCAAGCCCGACGCATAAGAACGCTCTTGCAATGCCGACCAATCTGCAAGATTCTCAATAAACTTTAGCGTGCCCGGCAGATAATCACTGGCCTGAAGATACCTAAGCCCAGCGATCATCGTCGTAGGTATTTCGGTAGCTTTAGAGACAGTGCCGATTGTCAACGAACTAATTCCGCGAGACGCCCCAGACGCAAGTTCATCTGGCCGACGAGCAGGTTTGCCGCTCATCTCGCGCAAGATCGACTTTACGCTGTTGTCATCGCCGATATAAGGAACAGATGCTTTAATCTGTGGCGGAATAGGCTGATCGTTAAAGTACTTCTCAGCACCCAGCGCAGCCATAATTTCCGGAGATTTCTCCATGTGCTCCTGCATCGCATAATCCATAGCCGAGCGACGATCATAATTCTCAACGAGCTTCATGATGTTATACTCGCGCCATGATTCAGGCAACGGAATGCCTTGAGCCTTACGAGCGCCAGCGAAGGTTCCCACGGCGGTCGGATCATAGGGCACAGACATCTCACGAATAGCATCATTGAATTCTGCAATCGCGCGAGTCTGAGCTTCTTGCAACGGAACACCATTCTGTTGATGAAACTGCGTATGCTGCTTGATGTAGTCATCCTTCAACTTAACGTATTCAGGCGACCCTTGCTTTGTGGTGATAATATCACGCACACTATCACTCCACATATGGAACGGTCCATAGTAAGGATCAGTCAAACGAGCACGCTGACCACCCGCAGTGCGTATAGTGTGACCGGCTTTGTTTGTCTCAGTGGGCCAGAACTTCTGCCACTCGTTACGATATTCGTTATAGGCCGCAGCGATCTCACTCGGCGGCTGAATGAAACGCTGCTGGTCAAACTCCTGTCCGATATGCTTGCCAAGCATCACCTGAAGCTCAGGCGATAGTGAGGACATAATCCTCTCTTTAGACGACGCCTGACCTTGCATAAATTTACGCGTGGCATAGTAGTTACGCATACCTTGCGCTACTTGTGTAAAGATGCCGCCACGGGATTCAAGGCTGTCGATTTCGGAAAAGTTACGGAGGCGGTCGATAGGGCCGCGTTGATAACGGATGTCTGGATTAGACGGATCGAAGGTGCCCTTGTTTCCTGTGGCAGATTTGACTTGTTCAGGATTGAAGGCTACAACTTCAACAACTTCAGGAACATAACCATTTTCAGTATAACGATTACGTTGTTTGATAATACCATCATAACCCTGCTCGCGCAACCAAGCATTTCCGATCTCAGCATTACCTAGAATGTTCTTATCCGTGCTGTTATATTTCTGCAACAGTTTTTGAATCAATCCATCATTAGCAGGATCTTGTCGTAGCTTATAGCCAAGATCTTGGATGGTCGCATCAGACTGAACAATGTAAGGTTTTTCAACACTGACATAAGTAGAATACACGCGCGCACCTTCTTGCTCTCCTGCGTAGCCGCTAGCACGACGAGCCTCAGGCGTGAAGTAAGCACCCGGTCCATAGTTATGGCCGCTATCAGTTCTAAATGTATTGAAGTCTTGAGGGCTGCGTGTACCATGATACATTACCAAAGGCTTCCCGTCAGCATCAACAACCTTACTCTCGCCGAACCAGTTCTTAAACTCAGGAGTCTCTTGTTGAGCACGCTGCAACCTTTCCTCACCGCCAGTCTTCGCCACAGCAACACCCTTCCAAGGCACAGCCTCCGTAGTCGCATAGTGCATCCAAGCAAGCGCGTCTTCGGGCGACATCTTGCCAGTGACAAGCTGCTTCATCGAAGCCTTGAATGCTTGATACCACGCGCGAAGTTCGCCCCGCTTGACCTGAGGCATCTGTTCGCCAAAGGCCTGAATCAAGCCTTCTTCGAGCGCGATGTCGTTAGCTTGCTCTTGCGTGATCTTTCCTTGTTTAACTTCCTCCGCACGCGCCGCAAGCTCAGCCTTATACGCAGGAGAATCAATAGCAGTGTCAAGCAACGAACGACGCATTCCCTTATTAGTCACGCCCTTAAAGATATCGTGACCGATTTCGTGAATGGCTGTGTCAGCCGTGGCCATGAGAGGATTGACTCGGATGATGCGATTACCATCAGCGTCAACCATATACAAACCACGCACCTGCTGAGAGCCAGCATAAGCGCGATCAAGCTCGATCTTTAGGCCGCGGCGATTAGCAATCTCGGTCGCGAGGTTGATGTCTTCTTGGGTGATCTTGCCGGTGTATTCTTCCGCAGGTCGTTGCAAGCGCGTATAGATCTCACGAGCGGCATTGGTCGCATTTCTAACTTCAGGCTCAGGACGGACTCCGCTATAAGCCTCGTAAGCGGTCTTGTCTGCCTTGGCAACTTGCCCGACCGAAGGAGGACGGCCAGAAGCACCTTCAAGCTCAGCACCATAAACTTCACGGCTAGCTTCAATAGCACTCTTAGGTGGTTCAGTCGGAGGAATAAGCTGATAACCCTCTGAAGCCTTACTGACAGAAGGCGGACGGCCAGAGATTCCTGTGAGTTCAGGCCCATAAAGTTCTTGAGCTTGTCCAGTAGGCGTGCGTTGACGCGCAGCATAAGCCGCCTCGACGTCGCTAAGAGGCGTCTCTGACGGAAGTCCCCGCTCAGCACGCAGTTCTTGTAAAGCGCGCTGATTAGCAGCCTCTTCAGGCGTAGCAAACTTGCCCTTCGTCTCGGCGCGAACCATCATCTGATACACGTCTTCAAGAGACTGCTCAGCTTG